TCATGGAAAGGCAAAAACTCAATAGTGTATTCATTCGGCATCTGGTGAATTCACAAGGTTGATAACTATCGTTGGCTTTTCACCCGGCTTGCCAGGTGCTTTCTTAGAGGCATTTTCCTGTTCTATGCGCTCTGCTTCCGCTGCGCGTTTACGAATTTCAAGCTCGATAAGTTTGCGTGACAGGTCATTATTATTGCCTCCTCCTGATCCATCCCTTGCGATTAGCAACTTAGCCAGTTCGCGACGGGCAGCATCTTTGTCGGCAGTAAGAATCTCTATCCCAAACTTGCTCAGCTTGACGCCATGCAGCAAATAGCGAGCATCCCCTTCCAGATCCCGTGTATCGGCAAAGAATGGTTCTCCCACGCCTTCACCGTTGCAGCGCGGGCATTCTGGGTTTGGGTCGCCGTTGTCGACAAACCCAATACCTCCCGATGTATCCGGAGGATGCGCGCCGTCAGCCTCAGCTTTACGCTCAGCGGCAAGTTGCTCGGCAATATCCCGCCACTGATATTTGTGCTCGTTCCCCCAGCAGTACCGGCAGTTAACGCGTCGATACTGAGCTATTTCGTTAGGGTCCGCGTTGATGATTGCAGTCAGCTGACCGATCACATCATCGAGTTCTGCAGCGTATCGTTTTTGGCGCTCATTTCGTATGGCGTGAATATAGCGCCTAACCTGTATATTTCTGTATATCTGACTGGCAGCAAAGTAAGCGTTCTCGCCGTCGCATTTGTACCCAGCCAGACGATATGCATCTACTCGTGCTTTCCCATCAACGACGTGCTGTGCAAATATCATCTGCTGTTCGGAAAGCCCGAAATCATCTGGCGCTGAAGGAGGAGGCGTTGAGCACTCTGACGCAGTTATTTTTTGCGCCTCAGGCTCTGGCTTTACACTCCTTTTCGCATGATCTGCCTTTTGCGAATTCGCATTTTTTTTCGCAGCTTCTTTCTGCGATTTCGCACCATACGACGTTACTTTGATGTAGCGTTTCGCAGATGCGTAATTCAGTCCCTGAGCCTGGCACCAGTCTTTGGGGGAAATACCTGTTTTGGCATGCTCGGCGAGGAACTGGTCTTGCAGTGCTCCCCAGTCCGGTTTTGCCATAATACTTACCTCACGTTGACATTATCGAAGCCCCTCAGTGAAGGGCTTCTGTAATGCCGAGATCAGCCAATAAGTAATTCCGGCTGCGGTACCTGCATGATGTGCTCATGCTCGAGCTCCAGAACGCGCTTCTCTTTCTTCCGCTCGTTCATCAACCGGCTGCCGATCGTGCCTTTCAGCTTTGAGCGCGTTTCTTTAATGGCGTAGCGATGTTGCATTTCTTCACCCATCGCCATGCGTCGGTTTAGCTGCTCGGCCATCCAGTTAAAGGCGGCGATGTATTGCTCTTTAATCGCGGTCGCCGTCTTTCCAGTGAAACCCATTACAAGCATCATCCAGCCATCTTTCGTGATGTTGTACATCAGGCGCATCTCGCCTTTTTTATCGAGGTATTCAACGGGCTCAAAATTGAGCCGGTTAAAGTCAGGGGAGCAATCAGACTCCAGCCGCTTGATAGTGCGAAGAACGTTTTTATGCGCCTTGCCGAAATAGCGGGCGATCTTCATGGACGTTGTGATGACCTTTCCGTTGGATGGCAAAACCATTTCGCGGAAGTCGAAGGCCGGAATAACTGACGGATTATTCATAGCGTATACCTTTCTTTGAGATGAACCTTTGCCGCATAGGAAATCAGCCCGTCGAGGCTCGCCAGCACTAACTGACTTCCTCAAAGGCTCATTTCAAAGGGTATGGTTCGACGTGGGTTGAATGCGCTGCGGTGCGCGGTGAAATTCGGGCATAAAAAAGCCCCGCTATTGCGAGGCTCTGGTTTTCTCTATTTCACGTATTCCAGCCAGCTGGTTATTCGCTTTTTCAATGGCTGCCAGTAGTGGCTTGATCCAGAGAACGGCCTGGCAATACGTCAGCGTGCCGGGGGTAGTGGCGCTATCACCGGCTGCGTCAGCGTTCCCGGAATCGGCGTGCATTGCGCTGGCACGTAAACTGTCCGCGTAGCTGAGCAGCCCACCAGCGACATCAGCAGGAACAGGCAGATCACAGGTTTTTTCACGGCGGAGGATCTCCCGATATTCGATAACAGTTTTATCGGAGCTGGCATCAATCAGTGAATTTAGTCGGCTGGCGCTTTCGGCCATTTGGTTAAACCGGTTGAAGCTGAAAGCCTGAGCAGCAATAACCGTCCCCTGCAGGGTGTTGTCACTGCGCAGAACGTCGTTTGCACTTTTCAGCGTAGCGACGTCAGATCGGCTGTTTGCCAGTAGGATACACAGCCCGGATACTACCGCAATGACGGCCACCAGTAGTATCAGACGCCATGAGGCTTTAATATCAGCAAGGGTAATCACGACATGAACAGAGCACGCTCCGCCTCACGCCGACGGGTTAGCCCAGTCAGGACTTTGCCACCGGCTTTATTCCAGCGCAGGAACTCTTCGGCAGCGCCAGTGTAATCACCAGCGTTAAGTTTGCGCAGAAGAGTCGATGTTGATAATGACCGGGCTCCGAGGTTATACGTGAACGACACCAGAGCATCGAACTGCCCTTGAGTCAGCCCCACCTTAACCAGGCGGGACACGTCGCTTTCGTAGCTGACCAGTCCGGTCTTCAGCAGACGTTCTGCTGTTTCCTGCTTAATCGTCATCCCGGCGCGGATTGGTTTCCCGTCGACAGGCTGAGTCCATCCGTATCCGATCGTCCACACTCCGACGCTATCCTGATACGCGGTGAGCTTGCAGCCTTCGAACTGCTTGATCAGGGCAATGCCTTTATCACTGGTTTGCATCACCGCCTCCAAAGCGAGAATTAAACACCCTGGAAGCCATAACCTTAACCTGCTCTACTCCAACAAACCCGAGCGCTCCACCGATAGCGATCGACAGGGACTGTGGGAGGTTGAAGTAATCAAGAGCTGACACAGCGGTAAGGGTCAGGGCTCCACAGATTGCCCCCTCAAGGAGCATTTTCTTCCAGCCGCCACCGCCGTAAGCGATTCTCAATGCGGCCATGGCAACCGATAGCAATACGGCACCCATCGGCGCTTCGCCACGCCACCAGCTGTGGAGTAGTTCGATAAACTCCGTCCAGGAGTGGGGATCGTTATGCATTTTCATAGTCTCTAACCTCCGGCTTAAAAGCGGGGGCTGTGTGTTTAAAAGGGGTCAGGCCCTCGGGACGATTTAACAAGAAGGCATGTCGAGGATGGTTCCCGGAGCCTGAAATAAAAAAGCCCGCGACAGGCGGGCAATATGGGGGTAAGGCAATGTCGGCTCGTCGGCCGAAGGGTCCCAGGCAGTGGGTTCTGTGTGCGGCGTACCGCAAATAAAAAAGCCCCGCACGATGGCGAGGCTGTTAATTTTTTGTCGACCTACGAAGCTATGGCGACGATATCAGATTTACATGAAATATATGCGTTTCAGTTCGGTTTTGCAAGAGTTGCGTGTGAATTTGTCGCCTTTTGTTGTGAACGTGATCGCGTTACTGAGATAAGCGCACCGCTATCGAGTCGCTTAAAGCTGTTACGCATAGCCATCCAGTGAGGCAGATAGGTTTCTGTCCAAGTGGATTTCGCAACGCCAGCCAGTTCTGCCAGCGCCTGATATTCGTACGTCTCACGCCCTGCCAGATCCGCTTTGACGTCCTGCGCCGCCAGCCAGATAAGCTTTTTCAGACGCTCCATCGTCTTGCCGGCCACCCTCTTCGCGCCGAGCTGCTCCCGGAACTCTGCCCACGCCCACTGGGTTATCGCCACCTGGTACTCGAACCGGATATTCTCGCTGTAGTTCCAAAGCAGCCATGCCTTCTGGTGGTCTTCCAGCGACAGGACGGCGCGGCGCCAGGATGCGGTTACGAACTCAACCGGGCCAACCAGCGCGATGGATGAACCCTTAGCGCGGGACTGGCTGCCACTCATCGCCGGTCCATCAGGGTTAACTTTGCGGCCGGTGACCGGATCGGTGATTTTCTTTCGGCCCCGGCTGCGCGCCGTCGCAGTGAACTGCGCGTTCTCGGCGAAAGCTACCAGCTGCCCTTTCGTCGCCCCGCTCAGATC